TGTATTCCTTGAGTACCTTGAATACCAAAATCACCCTGTATTCCTTGAATACCCTGGACACCTTGAACACCCTGTATTCCTTGAGTACCTTGAATACCAAAATCACCCTGTATTCCTTGAATACCCTGGACACCTTGTATTCCTTGAGTACCTTGAACACCAAAATCGCCTTGGACACCTTGAGTACCTTGAGTACCCTGGGCACCTTGTATTCCTTGGACACCTTGAGTACCTTGAATACCAAAATCGCCTTGGACACCTTGAGTACCTTGAACCCCCTGTATTCCTTGTGTACCTTGAACGCCAAAATCGCCTTGGACACCTTGGACACCCTGAGTACCTTGAACACCTTGTATTCCTTGAGTACCTTGAATACCAAAATCACCTTGGATACCTTGGATACCTTGGGCGCCAAAATTGCCTTGGATACCCTGAGTACCCTGTGGTCCAATATCGCCACGAGAACCTTGTAATCCTCGTACACCTTGAATACCCTGAAAACCTATAAAGCCTCTTGAACCTTGAATTCCAGTGAATCCAGGGTTTCCTTGAATTCCAGAGTTTCCTTGAATTCCAGTGAATCCTTGAACTCCTCTAAAACCTCCAATATTAAACCATTGATTTCCATCGAAAACCCAAAGTGAATCGTCTGATGTTTGTATAACACTATCACCGGCAACAGCAGTTGGATATATAGATAATAAATTTGAATTATTAGACACGACTTGAGACCCAATAATTGTAAAACCAGGTCCATAGTCACCTTGGACACCTTGGGTACCTTGAGCACCTTGAGCACCCTGAACTCCTTGAGCGCCTGCAATTTCAGACCAAGTGACACCGTCTGAAAATCTGATTTCACCTCCTTCCGTGTAAATCATTGCGCCTTTAAAAACCACTGGGTCTAATTTAGCAATATCCTGTGGTAAACCTTGACCTATTAATTTTGTACGACCACTCAGTCCTTTAAAACGACTAGACATCATCTTCCTCCGATTGTCCTAAAGTAAACGAAAAGTTAACATTTACTGCGAAATTTGTATCACTTTTTATTTCCAATACATCGCCTGTTTTAAAAAATTGCCCATTTAAAGGGATTGGTATTGTGTCATTTGAACCTATCAATAAATTCCTTACAAAGAAAAATGCTCTATTCTCTTTAAATCTGTAAACTCTTAGATCAATAGACGCAGTGTTTGCTGAAAAATTGCTACAAATTAGTGGGCTTATTACCTCTCCAACACCAGATTCTATTGTTGTTGAACCGCCAAAAATTAATTCTGGTACCTCGTACTGAGGTACATCAATTAGCGTTTGCCAATTAGTCGAAAGCACAATACTTTTCGCAATTGGCTTGGCGTCCGGTGCCTGAGAAGTAACTATAGTTGTTATGTTATCTGTCATCTATGTGATGCCTTATTGTTATATACTTGCTCGACTATTTGAAGCTCTTCTTGCAAGCTTTCTTACCGATGACGTAAATGGTCTTCCTTCAATACGCCCAGTTCTACCATTAATTTTCAATCCTCTTGCGAAATATTGGTTATTCAATTCATCAGCACCTGACCAGCGAACTCGCCCGCCATCCTCTGATAATACAGATGCAGATGCAGAAATTGCTGCGCCAACGTTCCTAAAGTTGAGTGGTAACGCTCGCCTGTTAACACCAGCTGATGCACCATTGAATTGATGCGCAATAGATTCAACCAATGAACCAAACGTTAATACCGTAGGTCTAAGCACACTGGCAATTAATATATCATTAAATAGTGCGTTTAACATGTTACTCGTACTAGCGGTAGGTGAATATTGTTCTCTAATAAAATCCCTCATTCTTTCCCAAGATTTATAAAACGCTTGTAATAGCTGAGTATTATTTGGACCACTATTAATCCAAATTGAACCGTCCCAATACCAAACATCACCTTCAAAATAATTTTCATTAAATATGGTGGGTATTATATACGCATAATTTGGTTTATTATTTGTATCAGGTAATTTCGTCACATCTTCTAAAGAACCTCTATATTTCAAACCAGTTATTCTTGGATTGAATACAGGAAACACGTGTCTACCGTTATCGTCAAATAAAGATGCTACGAAAGTCTGTATTGAAGTCTGCGATCCTTCAGTTCCGAACACTGGACTTGATACTCTAAAATCATCAGCCAAGAATTTAATAAGATTTCCTGCGTCACGTCGTGTTAGATTCAAATCAACAAATCCATACTCCGCGTTTACAAATCTTACAACTTCTCTTGATATAGATTCTTTGCGCTTAGATAATATATCTTTAGAGAATACAAAGAAGTTTTCTTGCCATGACATATCAGGTTGTTTCAATAATGGTAATTTTTCTATATCATTATTTATTTGAGTCTGATAGAATATATTTGCAAGATCTTGTACTTTTTGTGCCTCAACTAGTGTACCAAGTTCGTTATTTTTATTCTGACCGTTATACTTGCCAATTACCACATCATGACATATTTCGCCTAATCTTTTATAAGACTTTGCAGTTCCTTCGCGCTGATCTTCTGGTATTCTATATATGTTATTCCAAAAATAGAAATCGGCGTTCCATCTTGATGCAACATTACCGTCATAATTTAAATCAAAGCTAAATGCATCTAATAAATAACCAATATCGCGCTTACATTTTGCTTTATTATAATCAAGAACACTAAATTCCTGATTTAGCCACTCTATCATCGCGTCGGCTAAATCATCGCAGTTTATATCAATTAATTCTGATGATTCTTTCAGTTCTTGCGATACCCAACTTATATTAGGCTCTTTTAGTGCAGGAATTGAGTCAAGAGAGTCATTCCTAATGACATCTTCAACTATTGCAACTAAGGCTGCAACTTCTATACCTTCGGTTGGTGTTGCCGCAGATACAAAACCACCTAGATCCTGTAGTACATCAGTATAAGCTGGATTATCTGTACTAATTCTTTGGACAATATCAGAAATAATTGTAGCCAAATAAGCATAAACGTCTGCAGTCTGTTTTCTTGTATCAAACGGCAATACACTAATACCATTTTCAAAATAAATTTGGGCTACAATTCTAGTGGCGTGATTTGTTGAATATTGCACATCGTGAGAAATAGCATCAACTAAGAATCCAATATCTCTCTTACACTTTTCAGTAGGGAAACTTAAACCATTATAATTGTTTGATATGAAGTTAATTACCTGTGTTGTTAAATTGCTAACTTCATCCTCAATAAATTCTTTACTAACAATATAATTATCATTAACCCACGATATATCAGGATCAATCCTCGCCGGAAGATCAGCATTTATAGTATCATCAGCTATATTTGCAACAATCAATGCAAGGTCTTTAACTTCCTCACCAATAAGCGGATTTGCTCCTATTATAGATAAATCTTGACTTATTGTGTTACCTTCCGTAGGCGTAATGGATCTTCTTTGAACTATAGTTTCAATAATGTTAGCAAGATGTTGGAATGCAAATTTAGTTGGCTCACGTTGATTTTCTGGTAAAACATTAATTGCGTTTAAGAAATATATTCCCGCAACATTTAATACAGCTGCGTTACCTCTATACTGAATATCATGTGATATTGCATCAACGATATATCCAACATCTCTAAAACATTTTTCACTATCATACGTAAAATATCTATCTTTCTGATATCTATCATTAATATATGCAATAATTTCATTTTGTATGAATAATTTATTCGCCTGTAGCTGTTGCCTTGCGACTTTTCTATTTGGATCTTTTATAAATGCTGCAGGTACTTGAATTTCTTCAATTGAACTATTATCGACAAGATTAGCTAACGTCTGAATTAATGAAACCAATTCTGTCGCAATATCAGCATTAGAAGCACTGCCAGCAATATTTTGTGTTGTAATATTTCCAGTTGTAGGTGCCACATTAAAGTTTTGTACTACGTTTCCAGCTACAGCTGCTAAATGCTCAAATGCTAATCTTGTGGGTTCACGCTGTTCGTCTGGTAGAATATTAATTGCATTTTCAAAGTAGTATCTTCCGGCATCAATTATTGAATTATTATATCCGTATTCAATATCTTTAGAAACTGCGTCTATAATTAACCCAACATCACGTCTACATAAATTTTTATTGTATGATAATCCATTAAATGTCTCTGCAATATAATCAATGACACCAAATTGTACTAAAGGCTTTAGGCCATCAATCGTTATTATTCCATCCAAATACATTTCACTTTCTATAGATGGTTCGATGTATGTAGGTATGATTTCAAAATCATCATTTTTAATCACAAACGGCACTATTGATAATAAATCTCTTACATCATTAGCGATTGCAATTCCTGCACTGCCTGTAGCATTATTTTGCGAAAGACCATTACCAATTGTATTTACAACAGTTATATTCTGTAATACTAGATATGCAACTTCTGCTAAATGTTCAAAGGCTTTAGCGGTTATAACCTTTTGGTTTTCAGGTAATACACTTACAGCATTATCGAAATACATTCTTGCATTATTTACAGATCCAGCATTTGAACTGTTTTTAATATCCCATGTTACGGAATCAATTAGATATCCAACATCTCTTTCACATTTTGCAACATCATAAGTTAATGTTGGGTATTTATTCGCAATCCATGCAGTTATTTCAGCAGTAAAGAAATTTTTATTTGATTGTAATAATGATGCGCCTATTTCCGTATTTGCATTAATTGTTAACGATCCGAAATTGATTGTGTCTGCAGACACAATCCCGTTTGTCATGATATCAATAATTTCATTAAACGCCGATGTAGCTCTTATAGCAGAATCGTTATTTAAATCTAAGAGAATTCTATCTTTTACCCAGTTAATTGCTCCAACTGTTTCTGTTAATTGGTCATTAACAACTATTTCCGTTGATTCATTTCCAGATCTATACGACAACCCTGCGAAAATTGAATTAAAGTTAGATCCTGTTGCTATATCTCTTTTTACTGCATCGAGTATTAACCCAACATCACGTCTGCATTTTTCACCATCGTACGCGAAATAATTATTTTCAATCCAAGCAATAACTTCTTCTTGTAAGAATTCTCTGTTTATTTGTAGTTGATCTTTAGCATTTGTTCTAGCTTGCAGCTTATCAGATTCACCAGGATCAGTCCAAATTATTGTATTTGCTGCATTTAAGCCATTTAACATTATATCAATAATTTCGCCAAACGCTTGGTTAGTTCTCACTATTGAACTTGCATCGTCAATTACGTTATTAGCAACCAATTCTTTTAAGTGTGTTACAGAACCAGATGTTTCTATTAATTGACTGTCCACAACTTCGCTAGCAGTCGCAGAATAATATCCTATGCCTGTTTGAATAGAATTAAAGTTTGTTCCTAGCAATAAATCTCTTTGGACAGCTGGTAAAATATATTCCGATATATCACGCTGACACTTATCACCATCATACACAAAATACGTATTTGCTATATATCCCATGATATGTTCTTGAATATAAAATCTATTATTTTGTAATTGGACTCTTGCATCTTTCTTATTTGCATCGATACCATCGTCATCACTAAATATAAGTATGTTATTACTTTGCCCATTCTTAATAATATTAATAATTTGGTCAAAGGATTCGTCTGAAGCTATTGCGCTTAATTCGGAATTTGCTTGGTTTAATATAAGTTCACTTGTTTTATCTCTTAATTTTTTATACGCTGAAATAGTTTCATCTTTTTGATTATTTAAAACTTTAGATGCAGTTGCCATATAATACGCATCACCAGCAGTGACAGTATTGTAGTTCGTACCAAGCATCATATCATATTTTACTGCAGGTAAAATATAATCAGTCGTGTCACGTCTACATTTAGTACTATCATATGCAAAGAATTCGTCATTATCTTCAATCCAATCAATCAATTCATCCGTTATGAAATCTTTATTCTCTTGTAATAATTGGCGTGATGCAGTTCTTGCGACTACGCCCGTATCTTCAAATAATATCGGGGACGCGTAGTTTTCGCCATTTTCAAGAACATTTAATATTTCGGTGAATGATGTATTTGCTCTTTCAATAATTGCATTATTTGCATTTTGGAATACATCAGATACCACTTCTCTTAAATGGTTGATGGCTCCAGTTGTTTCAGTTAATTGTTCATTAACTACAACGTATGATATCGGGCTACGATAAGTTATACCGCATAATCTTCCCCAATAATTTGAATTTAGCGCAATGTCATAGCCTACACTATCTACAATTATTTCTGAGTCTCTTTTGCATTTTTCAGCGTCGTATGTTTGGTAATCTAATCCACCATTTACTGTATTTGCCGTTAAGTATTCAACTAAGTCATCTATAATTATTTCAGAATTCTGTAAAAGTGTATCAGCAAAATTAACATCCTGTGTAAGATCTACTTCAGTAGATCTTGGTTGAAATATTTCAGTGGTACCTTTTGCACGCATTGATATGTCACCAAACTGAGTACCTGAGTTATTTAGTGTCATTTGGCCACCTTCTAGTGCATAAAAGGCGCATCGTACAAATATTGATAACGAACCTATACCGTTAATACCTGCACCATTTCTTGCAACATAACCCATACCATTCTGAGAACGTGGTGTAAAACCAAAACACAGTACGTATGTATATAGAGAATCCGTGTCAAGAACGCGTCTATCCGCTAATACACAACCACCTCCACGACCAACTAAAGGGTTAGGAAAATCTTCAGGTCCTATTTCTGCAATGGTAACTAAACCACCAGATTCAGCATAAATTATATCCCCAGGACTTATGTTACCTTTTATATTTCTAACATACAATTCATTATTATTTAAGTCATTAATATATGTTATAATTGCAGTTGCACCACTTGAGAATGTTACTTCATCTTCAAATGCGATAATACCCGTTTTATCGTTTTCTAATATTAATTGTGTACCTAAGTCCGCTATAGTACCTTTTGAATTGAAAGGTTGTAATGGTGGCTCGACGTCAAGACGCTTGAAGTTTGATAGTTGAGAACTATCTCGTATATAAGGAGATCTTCTTAATAGTGCGCCTGGGCGATATGCAACACCAAATCCAACTGTAGGAAAATCGAAGTTATCTATTTCAAAGTTTAGGAATGAAAAACCTTGCACATAACAACCAGATCCAACCAGTATCGCATTGATTCTTTCGAATCCTTTTTCTGCCTCTATTACAGTTGCGTATTGGCCTGCAGATGAAGTTAATGCACAATCATCAGGCAACCACACGGATTCTTTAATATAATATGTGCCAGGGCCAACTGATATATGAATAGCGTTATTAATGTCGTTACGTGAATATTCTCCACCAGCTTTTTCTAGCGCGATTTCAGCAGCTCTTTGGAGTGTTCTCACTGGTTCTAAAATGGAACCACTATTACGATCGTCACCATCTACGTCTACATAAACTTTTAACGCTTTTGCTGTACTTTTTGATATTTCAGAGAAGAATTGTTTATACGTGAATTGTTCTGTTTCGCCGGTTCTTTGATTCTTAAGCGCAAAATATGAATTCTCGTCAATTCTCAAATCCTCATATGGATTATTAAGATCCATGTCGAAGTCAACTAAGTCTGATCTTAATACTTTACCATCTTGAATTGTTGTACTTGAGAATATATTATTATTACCTTCACCATCATTGAAGGTAGAGCTAGTCATTTCAACATTATTTGCAGTTGAATTGGTTATTTCTCCATCGTTAAACGTGCTTTGGTCAATGTCTCCTGTTTGAAAAACGGAGTCACTGATTGTCATATTATTTGCAATTGTATTGAATATCTCACCATCACTGAAAGTACTTAATGTAATTTCACCTTCGGTGAAAGATGTAGTTGATATTCTAGAGTCTAAAATGTCCGTATTCGATATGAGTACGTTTTCAATTGTACCACCCGTGATCTCTATTCTTGAAAACACTTCAAATTGAATAGCTTCAACTAGTTCCTTACGAGTAATACTCTTTGTGCCATCGTCGCCTTGCACTAGGTTTACGATAACAAGCAGATCTTCTGGTCTTGTATTTACACCCGTAATCGGTTCTAATTCTGTAATCTTAGACATGTATTAAGCCTACCCTTTTACTTTATTTATAATATTTATGCTACAGATAAGCGCCTAGATAAAGAATTGAGTTTTATTTATTCTCCAACTTTTTTACTTTGTCACTTAATTCTTTTATGGATTCTACTAATAGCGAAACTACATTTCCATACCGAATTGCCTTATAAATTTCACCATTTGTATTTTCAACCTCATAAACGGCTTCAGGTAGAACTTTTTCTAATTCTTGCGCTATTAAACCTGTTGATAACGACCCGGGTTTATTTTTATATTCAAATGTATAACCTGATAGTGTGTTAATTTTATCAAGACTGTTTTCAATTTTTAATATATTCTTTTTTAATCTAATATCTGAGAAATCGAATCCTGTCGTAATATCACCACCAACATTTAGTGCACCCGTAACTGATAAATTGCCAGTTAATGTACCATTTTGATTATTTCTTAAATACGATGATGCGGTTTGACCACCTAGTTGCACTGCGTTTATATTTAGATCATCAATGAAATTTTTATTTACTGTACCATTAATTGCAGCATCTACACGATCTGATGTATAATAAACATTGTTTGCACCTTCAACTACATCATCTGTCGTGATATCTAAATTAAAACCTTCGCCACCTATACTTTCTGTAATTATTATATTTTGTATTGTTAATGTACCATCTGGCGATAGTTGAAATTTGTTCGAACCTATTCCAGTATTTATAATAAAATTTGCATCAGTAGATTCTTCCATCCCAATATCCCAAGATGTAGTTCCATCAGAATATCTTGTTCTGCCACCACTGGCATTAAATGTATATGTTGCGCATATAGGTGATTCAGTACCAAGAATTGATATTGGGTTATCGAAGCCTATAACATCATTATTAAAAGATTCTATTATATCAATTGTTAATGTGTCAGATATTGAAATATTATTGGCACTAAAATTACCAATTAGTGTAGCGTTACCAGTTGTTTCGTCACCCTGCCCAATGGACGCAGTTAACACTTCTTCTCTCATAAGATTAACTAGTTCGTTAGTTTTATCAAACCAATTTTGAAATGTCTGTGTGGTATTAAGGTCTAATATTGATGCCTTAGCCATTTATTATTGCTCCAATTTTTCTATTCGATTAAGTAGACTTTCTATTACATTTTTCATTAGTAAAATCTCCTTTTCTAAATTATCTACTTTACTATTGTATTTTTTCTGTAACTTATATTTATTTAGAGCTTCCTTATCAGTATTAATAATAGCCCCAGAGTTACGATCTCTTTGAACATTATTCATTATGTTAATGCTATTCCTCTATAATCTTTAAGAGATGGCACAGAGTAATTATTATTAGAAATCATATCAATACGAATAGCAAATTTACGATACCCTGAAAAATCTCCAGCGTTTGATGTATAAGTTATGACACCGTTTCCATCTTTATTCGTATTCGCAACTTTGTATTTAAATTCCCTGTAATCGTTAATGTTAGTCGTCGAAGAAAATACTCCAACACCTTCAAACAATTCAAGTTCGATCCAATCAATAGATTGGAAGCTATCACTATCAAACACGTTTTGAGGTCTAATGTAAGTTCTTATTTCAGTACCTTCCGGTTTATAAGCAGTAATAATTAAATTTAAATCTTCAGCATCAAAATCTTCAGATAGCTCAATTGGCTTCGAAATGTATGATGAAGTAGTATTAGGATTATTAGTAATTCTATATTGATACGCAAGCAACTTGGAAACTTCAATATCAATAAATCCAGTAGATGTACTATTCGACGAGTTTGTCAAATCAATATTAATTTCAAATGCTTTACTGCCGGTTATATCATTTGATTTGCTATAGAGTATCGCACCGCTATTATTAAAATAATTGTTATCATTAAATTTCATAGGTAGTTGATATGTACTATCAAGATCAACAGGGCTTACGAATGTTCCAGATAAATCAGTCGTAGAAACGGAATCGTTTGCTTTGATAATCATCGGTTGAACATAGCTTATACTTATGTTATCAATTGTGTTTACGTTTGCAGTTGAGCCACTATCAAAACCTGTTATATCAGCTGCAGTTTGGAATAAACGCCCAGGCCGTACTGAACTTTTATCTAAATGGATTTCATTAGGATTGCGTCTATTATAATATGCAACAGTCCCTACAATAATAGGTGTTCCGATACCATTTGTTAGTGCAGTAAATATTGGTTTATTAACAGTCATTTGTGAATCATTTGTTATGCCTATAACCTTAAAGATATCTTTAAAGTTATTGTCACCGGTGATTAAAATATAATCTCCTGAATTGTAATTAGAAGTTAGACTCGTACCTGTTAAAATATTTGAACCAACTGTCATTCCTACAGATGCACCAACTGATTTTTCTTGATACACCAATTCACCAACATTAAATCTCCCAGATATATCATTTATAGATAAGAATTCAGAATCTCTTGGTACTAATGTGCACCTACCAAGAGATTCGTTAAATTCGTGTATATATAATACAAATTTAATATCTTCGTCTTGATAAGATTTCCATGCCTTGTTATTCGTTGAAGTAAATAATACACCATCTCCCCAATCTTGTACAATTGATTGCCCTTGTGTTGATCCTGGGGTTAAATCAACTCCACCAACCTTTGATGTATATATTAAATAATTCGGGTCATTTGCGTCTGGCATTACGACGATTGCATATTCTTTCTCGACGTCTAATCTAATAGGCGCCTCAAAAGTAAATGTTGTTACTACACTAGCATCATCAGAAACATTTACTTGACTCGGTGTGAAATGAACTTTAGAGAAAGGAACTATTTGACTTGTCGGATATCCATTCGTAACTTCACGGATCATTAAAGTTACACCATTTATATTAGACTTTCGTTTAAAGTATAAATCAACTTTTGAAAGAAATACTGAATTTGAACCTTTACCCATCCCTTCTTTAATAAAGAAAGTCTGAGCGAGTGGATCTCTACCACCGCGAGGACGACCTGGCAAATTTCTTGTTGTTGTCGTTGTTGCCAAATCAAAATCTGGTGCTCTTGTTGCGATAGTAAGAGCAGCCTTTTCTACAGAAAAGTTATATGAACGGTACGTTACAAATCCTTGTGACGTAGAACCAGAATCTATACTATCATACTGGTCAACATCTGCAATTTTTAAAACGCGGTCACCAACAAAAAAAGTTGCGTCAGGTATTCTAAATACCGCCCTCAATACACCATTACTATCTGATAGTACTGCTGTACCAAATAGACCATTTCTTTCAATTGAATCCGCATCGTTAACTAAAGTTCCTGGGATTACATGCGAATCAACGTTCACACCATCAAAGAAGAAATGATGCTGAGTGTCGGGTCTCAATCCGGACATATAAACTTTAATGTCACGAGATGACATGTACGGATTAAATTGGAAATTAGTTACAAACTCGCCAACAGTATTTTGGCCTGTGCCTGATTGCTCCGTAAATGTTAGTTGTCTGTTAGTTAGTGTTTCCTGTCGCTGCGCGAATCTATTGTTAAATCTTTCGTCAATAGATGATGTAGTATCTGTTAGCGGTAAGAATTCTTGAATATTGTCGATAAAATCTTCAAATGGCGTAATTAAATCAACATCCAAACTTAACGGGTTTATAGTCGTGTCGTATGTTGCGTCGTATGGCGGAGACACAGTACCTTCACCGGCATACTTGTAGAAATTACTTACACAATTTCTAAATTCAGACGCATATGGCTGAGATAATATTACAACATCAGATGACCTACCGAGTGTTGCGACTTTTGGATCAGCAGTTGGCGGAAATATTGAAACACCATTTGATTCTTTATATTTTAAATCAATCGGAAACGTCTTAACTGATGGTGTTAATATTTTTCTATTAAATGGTATAGCAGCGTTAAATTTAACATCATTTATGTCAGAAAGAGATAAATCATTAAATGGGTCAACTACAAACCCGTTCTTAAATCTATTCAAGCCATTTTCGTCAAGTATAGATAAGTTTTGAGTTTCAGTCTCTAGCTGACTCAACGATACATAATATACCAAATCATCTACTTTACGTTCAATACTCTTAATATCTTTCATTGTGTAATTTTTTGTACCAATTGATTTGGCAACGATTGCATATTCTCTCTTACGCTGATTTGATGCTTCTTGCTGTGATAATGCAGGAAACCCAGGAATTTTAATTTCAGCAATCGTAAGTTTATCAGAACCAACTTTAGGCGGTACTGGTAAACGACTAGCATTACCTTTTACTAATTTAATTTCGCCGTATGAATCTACTGTGATTAAATCAATTCTACTCAAGTAGTATTCAATATCAGTTGTTGCACTACTATTTAACGCAGGGATTAATCCTACACCATTATCACTAAACGCTGGAGCTGTTGATTCAACGCCAGCAGATATAGTTGGAGCAGCTGCAGGAGTAGTTGCGTTATAGTCTGCTAAAGGATCTTTATTTACATGAGGTCTAAAATCAAAACATTCTCTTAAATTAAAACGCATACCTTTTGCACTTTCATAAATTGGTATATTATTTGTATCTAAAGTATTTGGATAACTATTTACTGTAAAGAAATAATCACCAGCTGCCGTGTTTAGTTCAAACACCCTAAAATGAATTGTTAATTCTGCTGCATTGGCTGGCTGAGCTCTTCCTTGTATATATTCAATATATGATAAATCGTAATACTGATCTTTTTGGTTTGTTTTTAATCTAAAGCTATCGGTAAAATCTTCGCCGTTATTGTCAACAACACTAATCAATTCGAATACATCAGGAAATCCTAAACTATATTTAGTTTTATTTGACTCAAACGTGGTCTTAATAAATGGCTCTTTTACAGTTTTATCATAAGGTTCTGTATTTGCAATTCTTTTATTAAAATAAACTTGAACTGTACTAACTGATTGTGATAATACAATATTCAATTGACTATTATTATTAGATGTAGTGGCTGATGTGACAGGAATGTACGTACCTGTCGTTTCTATAACAACTAAGTCAGAATTATTAACAGCAAAGTCTTCGCCTACTGCTGCGCTTATCGTAAACGCAGATCCGTTTGCAGTCACGGTAATTTGATCTCTTACAGGCAATATCATGTCTGTTGTTTCTTTAACACTAAAAACACCCGTGTCAAATATTAGAGGAGTTTTTTTCGTGTCTTTTAGCGTCGCACTTGTGGTTGTATTTGCTATAACTATTTCGCCATTTGGGCTATCAATTTTAAATACATCATTGAAGTTACTGCCCGAGTTTAGACGTGTTCCGTATAAGTACACTCTGTTTGGGGTAATATTAGAAATGAATGTTTCGCCTATTTTTGTATCTGTGTTATTAAGCAAATCTAATACGGCTGGGGTTTCTATATTTGGAAACCCGTTATAAGATATAACATCAACATAAGACCCATAATTAAATGATACAGGTTGGTTTACCTGAATTTCAGTGTCATTCACTTGATCTAATTGGTCGATTACAAACGAACGTTCTCCGGTATTTTCTATCCTAAAGCCTTTAACGTAAGCAACACCAGTACCAACAAGAGCATTCACTTCACCAACTCTCCTGTTGGTTTTAATTGAAAAATCGTTTAAGATATAATTGCCTGACTCTTCAAATGTTCTTTTTGCTAACTCTTCTGCTAGTACATTATATTGTGATACATCACGAAGTGCAACTTCACTGCCATTTTGGTATCTTATTAGCGCAAAGAACGAAGGATCTGTGTCTGCGATTGATGTTTCCAAAACAGTAAGTATTGGTATTAAATTGAGTCTATCTGCACCAGGTGCGTTTTCATTATTTGAACCATTTGCATTGTCGTATAAAGAGCTATCATTAAGAGCTGATAATAATCTTTCTTGTACTCTATAACCAACTGACACACTATCAGGTAGGTTTGAATATTTTGAAACGATTAAAGTTTGTTCCGTCGTGAATAAAAAGTGGCCTTTTTGAAAGATGATACCTGGGGCAGATTGAATACCGTAAGATCTACCAACAGCTGGACTATCTGTTAATGTTACCGATATATCTGCTATACCAATTTCAGTTGCAGATGGTTCATTCGTACCAACTTTAAATTTATAAAGGTTTATCGTCAAGTTTTCACCAGCCTGAAACTGTTTAATATTTCCGCTAGTGTTAAGATAATTTATAAAGAATGTGTTAAGGTTGGGTGGTCTTGATTGAAATCCACGAGAAGCAGATATGATATTAGCTCTCAGTCCTGAACTTTCACCAACAACTTCATATACATAATCATACTCACCTTCGATACCATTTACAATTTCTGTAACTCTTCTAGGAGAATATAGTAAAGGATCGAATCCGACAGGATTTGATAGTTTAACAAATTGTAAGTCGCCAAGCGTTGTAAAGTTACACCCCTTAACGATACTACCTTCTTTAAAAATATTATCGCCGAATTGTTCTATTTGGCTTTGGAGTATTGTTTGAAGCTGTGTGAGCTCTCTTGCTTGTACAGCAAACCCTGGTTTAAACAGTATTCTGTAGTATTGATTTGCGATATCGAAATCGTCAAAATACGGTGCAGTATTTAGATCTGTATTAATAGGCATTTAAATTGCTTCCTTTAAAATTCCAGAACAAGTTTGAACTCCTCTCTTGATGAATCAGTTCTAGCAAGTGGGAAGAAATCTTCCATAAAGTACACTTCGCCTGTTCTTTGTATATATTCTGATGTTATAATGTTTTGATCTGTTGGTGTATTTATACGTATAGTTTGTCCAGATTCTGACCTAAGCGGTAACGTTGCATTTAAAGAAATATCAGTGTTAGCACCATTTTGATACGGACCTGAATATTCGGCGACGTATATTGTATTACTTGTCGTATCAACTTCGTGAACAGTGCCAGAAAAAACTATTTCGTTATTATTATCAACTTGGGTTATTGTAGTATTTATTAATACTGAGCTAACATCATCCGTCACGATTGATATTCTATTATCAAAAACAACAGGCGAAGTATTTGCAAAATTCGGATTTTTAATTACCCCAATTGTGCCGTATGTATTAGTTGCCCCAATTTGGTTATTGTTATCTTCAGTAATATACGCATATAATAATATATGTCTACATTTGAATTCTTCTAAGAAGTCGTAACCATGATCATTTATCGGCGCAAGAACTCCTCTAACAATAGCTCTCGTATCTGGTGACTCTATATTATCAGGTTCAAAATTAGATATAGGGTCAACAATACTTACTATCACGTTTTTATATCCACTACCTTTATTTAATATAGTGATAGAATCAATTCTGTTATTCACGATATTAGAAATTGCGATCGCACCAAAACCATCACCCTGTATTTTAACTCTAGGTAATATTTTAAATGTTGCTTGCGCACCTACAAGATCATTTGTTATGACTTCGCCCTCGTTAGCTTTAACCCTTATTTCGGGCACAGATATTCCTGTGTTATAGTTGTAAGATGTTATTTCATAAACGAACGACGTGCCATCATTGGTGTTGGTAATATAAATCGATTGCCCAGCATAAAAGTTTGTAGTTCTATTCCATTCACTCCTTGGAGATACTCTTAGAACTGCTGTAGTGGTGCTCCCATTTGGAATTGTGAAAGTTCCAAGGTCTCCGATTTCTTCATTATATCCAAAATTAGTATTTTTATTTTCAACTTTAATGTTAGACAATGGTGAACCACTAACTAATGGGGGTTCAGTATTAAAATCGCCAATCAGAGGTATATAACCTGATGCATTATACGCGTCAAACTCATTGGCGGTTAAAACATACATGAATTTCCATATATATCCGTCTGCGGTATTATAAATTTGATCTACTGTTACATCACTATATGCAGGTGGACTCGTAACAGGTGATCCAAAATTGTTATTTAAACATTTGTATACACGATAATCGCCGGTGTCATTATTATTAGGTCCTACTGTGGCATAAAAGTTCAAATCATCCAAATTTGTGTTATCATCATACTGCGCATATATAGTTCCTCTTTGCCAAGGATAATATTTAATAACATATTTGACATCATCATTCAAGAATTTTTTACCAAATAATGTTTTTTCTAAAAAAGACATTTTTGATCTTGCTGAGTTTTCTGACACGGTTGTGCCTATACTTGACACGAATAAATAATAGTTATTATTCAAGACATCATTTGCAAACAATCTAGTGTTGTCTGTTTTATAGTTAGTTGTTAGTATTTCAGGCATCTTAAATCCAAAATTATTTTTGTTTATTTATATACAATCATTCATTTAATAACGGTGATTGTGCACCGTTATCGTTAAAGACTCTTGTAAACCTTTGGTTTTTATCTCGCTTAATCGCGTTACTATAAGAAAACACACCAAATAGTTTGGTGCCAGCCAGGTGGGCGTTTTCTCTTAATAACTGTTCATATTGTTCGATACCCATTCTTGATTTTATCTGATATGAGTATTCCTGATAGAAATCACTATCCTGTATTTTCATACTAGAATCGTAGTAATTTAAATTATTATTTTCAAATACGTACCCGTTTAAGTGTGATGTAACAGATGACCAATAACCGGAAGTTTTACCTTGAGTTTCTGCTTCTAATATTCCCTTTGATACGATGTTGCCATCATTGTTTACTAAGAATGCATCTGAAGTATCAACGTACCCAAATCCCGTATCGTTTATTGCAACTTTGGTAATACGCCCAACCGAAAATTCTGTTCTTGAATTTATATTTGCATTGTTTCCCATAACTGCTGATGAGTAGTCAACATCAACTCTATTTATTTCTATGACTGCGCCGTTTTCTTTAATCACCTGTCTTTCGCCAGAAAAACCTGCAAAATCATATGGTGTAACTGTTATTATACCATCACTAATGTTTGTTGATCTAACTATACCAGTAACACCAGTGTTAGCCTCTTCAATAATTTCGCCAATAGTAAACGAACCAGCTGACGCAGGAACTGTTAGTGATATTATTTGATTGTATTTTTCTAAATTAGAAAAAACGTCGTCAATAGCAAACGCAAATACGTCGTTTACGTAGTTAACACCCGGATCTACATTAATAAATGATTCAATTGTGCCTATTGTAAACTCAGCCAACTGAAATGCTTGGTCTAATGATGTTGATAAATTTACTGGAGATGTGTTTCCTGACATAGTGCCGTAATCTGTGGCACTAATTACCACATTTAAATAAGGTTGTATAGGATCAATTATTATAGAAGTATTTGAGGTATTTGATAAAGAACCTATTTTAACATCTAAATTGTTGCTAGTATCAGCAAACATTGGGCCAGGTGATGTACCGTTTTTTGCGGTTATAGATGTTGCTATTATTGTAATGTTATTAGACCTATTTACTGTACTAATAGGTCTAACGGCAACAAATGTTGATCCTGTATCCATTTTAACGCCAATTGCATTTTCATTTTGGCCTACTACAATGCCTGTGTTGCCATCACTATCTTGTACTCTTTCGCCAACAATTAGTTGAAGATCTCTATTATCGGTTATAATTACTTGGTCTGACACAATAAGCCTGGTGTTTTCAATTGAATATCCGAAACCTCCATTATCTACTGTGTATATAATCTCACCAGTGAATTCTTCCGTTACTTCAGTTACGATCGCCTTCCCACCAGTTCCAAATGTTGACTCAACATTAAATACATCACCGACTTGGTTTCCAGTCGTACCAGCAAAGTCATCGCTTATTAAAAAATTACTTAATGAACCATTCATAGATCCAAAATTAATTACTTCGTCGTTTATCGTTGTTAATATTTCATCAAATCTTTGGAATGTACCTCTAACATCTTCAATATAAATAATAGGAGTATTTGTACCATTTAACATGACAGAGTTGATCTTATTTACAACCGCAACTGCTTTTGACGAAGAACCTCTAATGTTCCTTCCTAATAAATCGTTATATGTATATTCCTTCCCATTAATAGATTTAAAATTATCGTTATTTGGAAACATCTGTAAATAAATTCCAGTTTTCCATTGTGAATCTGATGGTTTAAACATTTTTGAAGCAGGATAAAATATCTCAACATCTTCCTGATAGAATGCTCTAAAGAATAATTTAATACCTGCCTGTGTACCTTTTCTTCTATAAAGATCCATTATATTTCTAGCAATGAATCTTACGTTTTCTTCTTTAAGTGGCAAGTCGGCCATATATTTCTTTTGAAAGAAGATAATCATACTAGAAATAGTTGTAGTTATGTCTTTATATTCAAATAATCGACGATTAATATATGTGCTTTGATTTGTTTCCGTTTCTAAGAAATTATAATATTCTTCAACCAAACTAATTAACTCAGATCCATTTTCCCTGTATATGGCTGGAAATTGTTGATTAACTAGAAACGCGATGTTTTTTTCTATTTGCATAAACTATTCCATTATTGAGAAGATCTATCATCTTCAACTACAACATTTACTTTAACATCATCATCTCTTATGATGAATACGCGGCCTTGCGGTGATTTAATATCATTCTTTAACGTTCTTGCCATAATTTTAATCGCAGATCCTACAAAATCTTCAACAGTAAAGTTAACCAACTTTACTTCACCTGTTTTATAATCAACAACTCCGCAGGTTGGATTAATAACTTGTGGCGTTGTTACATCATCTGCTACTAGTTGAATGTTTCCAAGGCCATCATCTTGTATGAATACACAAGTGCCATTCACATCAAACGCACTACTTTTTATCGCAGGTTTGTATTCAGTGAAACCACTTGTGTCTTTAAATGGATATGGTTTTACCAGTTCAGATTCAAATTTAAACGTAGGATTGGCGGGTGAGTTTAAAACTGGCGAATATTCTATAATAGGCATGGCTGTTAAGTTGTTACTTTGTATTGAAATATCTAACCCATCTACAATTGAAGATAATTTTGATAATCTTAACGTTCTATTGAATTGTTCAAGATTATCATCAGAATATTTTTGTATCGCGTCCCTCACGAGTGTTTCAACTTCATCTACAGATTTCTCAGTTAGCTTTGTTGAATAATAAACTTTAACACTAATATCTGCATATAAAAAATTCGTAGGTACAAATATAGGTTCAATGCCAAGAGGACTTCTATCTTTTAAAAATTCAATATATGAGTTTGATAATGTACTTGATATTAGCTTATTATTATCATTAAGATAAACTGCAATTGCCACTTTACCAAATTGTGGAGGATTTAATTGGTCACCGCTATATGCAGACACCGCTGATATTTCTGGAAATTTTTGTCTTAATAATATTTCATAATCACTAGTTGTAATTGCTCTTTCTTGTATCTGAATTGACTTTGGTGCAAAATATCTTATTGATTGTAGATCTTCTCGCTCAACACCACCGAATGCTGGAGTTATAGTCTGTACCGAAATCTGTGCACCTTCGATAAAACTTGTGGTAAAATTACTTGCACCGTTTGCATCAACTCCACTTGTTATACGATATCTCACACGGACATCATCTAATACATTAGGTTGTTTCCCAAAAATATCACGCCCAAAATAGATGGTATAGCGATCGTCATAAAAAGGTTCTACATAAAATACTCTATCTAATGCACCTACGCCAAATATTCCTGATGCATACTTATATTCTATTTGTTCGTCATCTTGTTCTGATTGTGTAAACACTGCTAATGAATCAACATCAACTGTGTCGTTAGTTAAATTAATTCTTAGTTTTCCATCGTCGTCAATACTATAACCTTCGCGTTCAAAACTACTTAACATTTGACCTTCAAAGATTTCAATTTCATCTGTTACAAAAATACCTGCACCAGTCTTTCTTGCAACATACATCTTATCAGTCACAAATGTAAATGAATCGTTTTGAAATCTTGTAGTGAATTCTGTATATTGGGGTATAGTAATTGTTTGGTCTGGTATTGAATTATCACTAATTATCATCTGCACAATCGCCTTTGCAGATTTTCTCGAACGAGGTAAATAATTTAATTCCTTTGCGTGTGAAACGACAGAATTTTTTATTTGTGCCGAGTCTAAAAACATTTCATTAATTGCCATATTCGTATAAAAATTATTTTGGAATGTATTATATGCAAGGACGTCTAACAACACATTCATATTTGAACCTTCAAAATTATAATCTTTGAATTGTGTTTGAGTGCTTAAATATGTTTTAAGTTGATTCTTAATACCTTCAAAATCCAACTCTGTAATTGGTGTTGTTGGTTGTGACATTTTATCTGATCCTTTCTAAAATAATGTCAAGCGAAGTAGCTTGCTCTATATTTGTTACGTAAAACTGCAATGACACACGAACCGAATTCTCTTCTAGGTTTGCTGACACATTAACACTTATTATTTCGCATCTTGGTTCGTATGTCTCGATTGTTTCTCTTACTCTGTTTTCTATAATCTTAATGGTGGCGGGTGTCATGTTTTCAAATAAAAGCTCTCTTATACCACCGCCAATGAAAGGTTGCATTAACCTTTCACCTCTATCTGTTAATACCAAATTTTTTATTGATTCCTTTACTGCATTTTCGTTTCTTAATACTGCAAGATCTTCTGATATTGGGCTTATCACTAAATCTTTTCTAATATCAGAAAATAAATCTGGTGTTTTTGTTCTACTTGTGAAAATGTTAATTGGCATAATCGTTAACCTACTAATTCCCTTAAATCTAAATGTATATGCGAATTATAAACTTTAACAAATCTAAATCCGCTTTCAAAAGCTTTTTGTGCTATTGTGGTAAGGTCGATACCGTCTGTTGATATATCAACAGACTTACCACTAATGTGTGGTGAATATGGATCGCCTTCGACTTTTGAGTTATATTGCTGACTTACCCATCCATATGTAATTATTAATTTAACACCAATTTTATTATATAATCTTAATAGATAAACTCTAAGATCGTAGTCTAATCCAGTCCATCCTTCCATACCAAAATCTTTAACCCAATCTCCTCTAACGCCAATTCTTTTATCAGTTCCATTCCTAACTGCTGAACATGTTGGCAAATTGCTATATTCTGATATTTCCGGTACTTTGACGTTGAGAGGCTTATTGCCGGATGGTGTATAATTTACACCATTAGAACCTTCCCAGCTTTGTTGTATACTATTTATTTGTTCCTGTTTGGCTTCATCTGAGAACCGTATTGCTCCATTTCTTATAGCAGTTGATGACGTGATATTTGATATTGTTTTTAATCTATTTGCTATTTTTTTATATTTGAACTCAAATTGGTCAAGTGGCGATTTGAAATCTAAAATAAGAGCTTTTACATTTGAAATAAGGGCACAGAATCTAGTGATAAGAAACTGTATTTCAGCAACTGCTGGGTTATCGAATAGGCCAACTGCGTAATCGAATAAAGCTATAATTTTATCAGTTACTGTCTTTTTGTTTTCTTCTGATAATAATAAACATCCATCGTCTTTTCTTTGCATTATAGTTCTTATCGCAGCTCTATTTAAACGGACATTTACATTATTAATAATTTCAGAAATATTGAAGTTCGTAAACATTGCAGCCAATGCGTCCCACATGTTTTTTAGTTCTTTTATGATTAGTTTTTTTATTTGTTCAATCAATGCCGTTAATGTAAATTCATCATTTGCTCCCGCCACAAATGTTTCTAAATCGACTGCTTTTGCTAAAAATGATTGCGCACTCGCGATTAGTGATCCAACTTGCCCTATAAAATTAAAAAATCCATCTGCCCGTGCAAACACTGTCTCAAATAATCTACACACACCACCTAATGCGCCAGATCTAATGTCGTTTGAATAATATCTTTCAAGCTCAAATAATAAATTGTTAGACTTCAATCTCCCTTGTGATATTACTCCATTTGGTGTTATATTAAACAGTGTGCCAAAATCAGCAAACTCAATTGGCGTAATTGGCCCTTTAATAAATCGTTCACTAACTATTGGGTAATCGTCAAGGTTTCTTTCCTTTAAAAATTCATTAAGATAGTTAATTCCGTCGTAAAACGAATTTCCATATTTGTCTTCAGCGATCTTTACAGGATTTGTTTCAGAATCACTTACAATATTGTCAGCAAGCTCTTGTGCGAATATATCAATTTGATTCAACGTATACTCGCCATTCGAGTTCGTCGATATTTGATTACGAGGACGAAGACTATTTGTCTGTGTCTGATTAGTTGGATCTATACAATTAGAGGCCATTTATTAATCCCTATCCATCGATGTTGATAAACCAGCCAATGAAGATGTGCCTGATTGTTTATAATTTGTTAACGCAGTAGATTTAACAGGTGGTGCTGGCATAACTGACTCGTTCGGCGCAAAACATATAAGTGGTGGCAGTGTCGCTAACGCAGGTTGTGCAAATCCACCAGCAAGATTCACAAAATTGTCGATATTTACAGTTGGTCCTAATATGTTTATATTTGTAGCCGCCTTTACATTTAAAGTACTCGTAACACTATTTAAATGAATACCTTTTTGGCCATCAACTGTTTCGCTTGACATCGCCCCAGTTGCAGTTCCAAATATGTTACTCGAGAATACCGAATAGTCTCGACCCGCGTTTATATTATAATCCAATGCTGCAGTCATGTCAATTTTGTTTAATGCAGTTTGGTTTATCGTGCTAGTATACATTAGTATTGTTTCATCAGATCCTAAATGAACATTTCGTTTTGCCCTTAAAGTTAGTGTTGACACGTTTGCGTCCAACTTTACATCGGCTCCGCGTATTTGTACTTGGTCGCTTGCGTTTAAGCTTAGTTGCCCACCAACTCCAATCTGAGAATTACCATGGACGATTAAATTATAATCACCATTTATTTCTTCTGTTTTGTTACCATGAACATATACATGACTATCTCCTTTTATATGAATAACACTTTTGCCTCCAACATACACATTTTCATTCTGTAAAGATACGTCTGACTTATCTTTTGCTGACTTGTATGACACACTTCCTGATGCATCCATTTGTATATGAGAACCTGCGTCATGACGAATCATGATTCTTTCCGCACCCGGAGTATCATCAAGCTCTATCGAATGTCTTGCTGTTTCTATAACTCTATTATAGGGATATTTTGCAGCGTATGCACAAGCTGGCTCATCCCATGTTTCGTCTGTGCCAGCTATTTTTACACCCTCAACTCTTGTCATTTCGTAAGTTAAAACGTAAGTTTCTTCGATATTTTCGCCACGAGCCAAACGAGAATTTTGTGGTTGGCATGCCTCATTAGGTGATGCGCCTTGCGCTAAAATATCACCATCTCTATCTGGAATAACCCCCCAGCCTGTTACACTTGGGTTGATTACTTCCGTAAATTGTGTTGGAATTAAACCAAGAATGATTGGATGTTGAGCATCACGGCCATCCAAAAACATTCCATATACGAATGAGTTTAATTTTGGTGGTGGATTATTTGCGTCGTAATTACCTGCCGCACAAATCGCCCACGGCAAATGAGAAGTTGGAACCTCATCTTGATTACCGTGCACGGAAAAAGCACGAACTTGAACTCTTCCTTCTAACCTTTTATCAACATTTTCTTCAACTACACCTATGAAAAATAGTGGGTTTGAAATTCCAGCACCTACATCTATCATTAGTCTTTACTCCAATTATACTTTATTAATCTCGCAGTAGTGCTTAATAATCCATTTTTAAACGAATGATTTATTGTTTCTACCAAATAGTTTCCAGATAATTGGCCGTTCTCTTCTTTCTTTTTATCTGCGGAAAAATTATTTGCGCTTATTTTAACCATACTACCAGCCGATATATCAAGCCTTCCTTTTAATATAATATTAACAGATATACTATTCATATGATAATTTTGTGAAAGTCTTCTTGAAATGATTTCATTATAGTATTGGTCAGATCGTAAACTGCCTGGTATATCACCTTCTTGACTATAATCTTTATACACAATAACTCGTTTTGCGTTTTCTCTATTAAACGTATCCTTTATAAATTGTATGGTATGTGCGTCTGACGATATTTTTGCCTGATTTCCAGATGTGTCTATATTTCTTGCATCGTTATCATAATTAAAGAAGTTATTGTTTACCTTTCTACGAAGCAGATCAATTTCAATAACATTATTCATATAAGCGCCATTGTGTATCGCGGTACCAACGTCAACTCTTGTTGGGTTTGCTAGAGTCTCTATATTTCTAACTTGATCTATCACTCGTTCAGGATCTAATTCAATAAACGCGTTATAATTTAATTTTTCTATTTCATTATTATCAATTGCATATCTAATTAAATATTCATCTGTTACAAAAAAATAACCATCAAAAGTTTCAAAAAACCTATATGAGCTTGATGGTGTTATTTCACTATGAGACTTTTTCTTAAGGAAGTTTATTGCAGTCTGTGTACTATAGTTAGGGATGACTGTTCTCATTGCACCGTTTGTTGGTTGAATATATAAATTTCTTCCTTTATTTTTATCACCTAATAATTTGAATTTTTTAGTCGAAAACGGTAACACTTCTTTTATAATATTGTTAGGATCTTTACAGTTAGCATACTTTTCTTTAAATATTTTCTTCACTATAGATGAGCATGGTATGTCTCTATATGACTTTGTAACCTTTTTCGTACTTGCAATATAACTTGCCTTGGATACGAAATGTAAAACATATGTTACACCATTATTATTTTCGGTTGCCTTCACGTTATTAATTTTATATATTTGGCAATTAAGATCAATTTCATAGCCAGTGTCGTATGTTTTTAAATTAAGTCTTAACTCTTCCTCACCACGCAAAGGAAACTTTTCTAAAAAAGATGTATAATCGAGGACACTAATTGATCCTTCCCACATACTCTTTAATATTGACTGCGAAAGATCTATACTTATTATTAGAGGATGTATGTCAAAAGATTTATTCTTATCAGAATGAGACGTGATTTCGGCAGAAATAATATCATATCCTGACGTATTAAAATCACTCATTAATCATTACTCATTGTATTAATAAATTCTTTTGAAATTTGATCCGTAAATTTACTATCAAATAAAAAAATTTCTTTTTTATTATTATTTAAATCTGTTTCAAAATCATATAGTCTATACGCACGCCACTCATCTGGAATAATACGTTTAATAATTATTTTTCTACCAAGTTCAGTTCTTAGTATGACACGGTCCTCGCCACGTAAATATATTGTCTGGAACGATTCTGGTGTTAATTTTACTATGTCAATGGCCACAATTAAACCTCTCTATAATAGTATAAAATGTTATCTGATATACTTTGATCTCTAGTCCAATCAACAACATCTTCCCCAGTTTTACCAGATTGCGACTGATATTTTTTAATCAAATATTGATTAAAATTATAATCATCAAGTGGCCATTCAAGGTAAGGGTCTACAATGTTATTTGCTAAATACACTAACCAAGTATAATCCGTTGAGCCATAATAGAATTGAGCAATATCCTCTGGTCTCTCCCCCTGTCTTACTGTATATGGCATAAATAAATATGGGTTATTTGTTATATTTCTGCTAAAATTATTTCTACGAGTAATATCTTTTACACGTCTACCATTATACTCTATTGTTGGGAAATTTTCAAAATATTTTGTCATTACGTACTCTCTTCTGCGTCATTAACAGTTGGTATGAAACTACCTGCTATCTCAGGTTCACCAAATACATCTTCATATACACCAGCATCATCTGACTGCAGTTCAGTAAATTCGAGTGTTATTGTGACAGCAGCAGGTTTACCGCCTTCCATTATTGGCACTGTATCGCTTGACCCATAATCGACATTAAATGCTGATACTATTGCAGGTTTAAAATGAAAAAAGAATTCTTCATCAACACCGATAAGTTGCGCTTCAACTGTGCTCGGGTATGCCAATAACGCTTTATTAAAACCGCCAAAATTTCTTGTCGTTGGTAAAACGTTTGATTTAATTGTTTTAATAATGTCATTAATGATCGCAGATTCTCTTCTGCTATTCGGAAATAATTGCCATACGAAAGAGTATGATTTTAAATCAACACCGGTAAATACTAACGATTCTTTTGGGTTAACTGTTCTACCAACAGTGCTTTCAATTGTCGATGCATAATTATTACGACCAAATATACTAAGCGCATAACTCACAGCGGTTGCCAAATCTCCAGATATTCCATTAAAATTTGATAATCCTTTGCCAAAAGATTGTAAACCACCAGCCGCAGCATTAGTAGTATTAAGAAGTTTGGTTCCAACATCATTTGCAGATGGGCTTTGAGATATGTCCAACATCTTATTTGCAGCAGACTCAGCAAACACGGATTTGCCAAAAGTTTCAACACGTAGCCCTGTTTGGTTTGATAAATTTTTAGGAAACGGTAATTCAACGTATTGCTGCATTAACGGTTGCCCATCGGGTTTAGAGTCATCACTAGTTCTATTATTCAACTTATTAAATACATTACTATAATCATATTTTGTAAATGTTAATAACATACTATGAGGTAACGCTCTTTCAGGGAACGATATTTTTTTTCCATTTTGTTTGCTGCCAGCTCTACTTTTTTCTGGCCTAGTTGAGCCATATCTACCTTTATTGCGAGCCATTAACACCTCTTTATCTTATGTTCTGTATAAATATACATATAAGATTATTTATACAATGAACTGATAATAGGAATGCATAATTGGCTTATAAAGGCAAGTTTCGCCCAACAAATCCTTCTAAATATAGGGGAGATCCATCAAAGATTATATATAGGTCTTCGTGGGAGTGTAAATTTTTTAGATATGTTGATAAACACCCAGATGTAATATGGTGGGCATCAGAAGAATATATAGTACCCTATAGATCTCCAATAGATGGGAAGATGCATAGATATTTTCCTGATGTAGTTGTTCATAAAAAATTGCCCAACGGCTCAAAGGTTACTACAATGATTGAAATAAAACCATATGCTCAGACTTTACCGCCAAACCCAAAGAAGAAGAATAATACACCTTCTGGGAGAGTGTCAAGAAGATATTTAAATGAGGTAAAGACTTATGGTGTAAACGAAGCAAAATGGAAAGCTGCTCGAAATTATTGTATGGATCGTGGATGGAGTTTTATTATCATGACAGAACATCACTTAGGGATAAAATAAATGGCTGCGTTATTTGCAAATATTTTGGCAAAAGGAATAAGACAGGGTCAGGTTCCAGCAAGGACGTCGATAGCTCGAGAATGGTACCGTATGCAGGCACGAGGGATAAAGAAAAATCCTGATATTGTACAAAATAAAATTATACAAGAAAAGAAAAAGACTAGCCTTGAATCTAAGATTAGAATAGGTAATATGTATATGTTTTCATATGAGGCAAAGCATAAAGATACTTTGCCTTATTATGACGCGTTCCCGCTAATATTTCCAATCGGTCTTGCAAAAGGTGGTTTCCTCGGTATTAATTTACACTATCTGCCGCCACAGTTAAGAGCTGTATTAATGGATGAACTATATAAAAATTTGAATAACGAAAGATATGACGAAAATACCAGAGTAAAAATATCATACGAGTTGTTGAATAGTGCCGCTAACTTTAAAGAATTTAAACCTTGTATTAAACATTATTTGAATGCCCAACTCAAATCTAGGTTTATCTATGTTGCGCCTGACGAATGGGATATCGCATTGTTTTTACCATCAGCCAAATTCATCGGAGCAAGCAAACAAAAAGTTTATGCTGATTCGCGTAAAATTATAACAGGAAGAAAATAAATGGCTTTTAACATAAGCAGATTCAAAGCAGAAGTAGATAAAAGAGGTGGTCTTGCGAAACCATCTTTATTTGAATTTATAATAACGCCAATAAAAGACGGTGCTAAAGAAACGACATCAGATAATAGACTTCAGTCAAGATCACTATCATTTTTTTGTAGTGGAGCAAGCATCCCTGGTATTGCATTAAACGTCGTTCCTTATCAAGCAGTTGCGCAGCTTCAAAAATCGTTTCCTATGACTGTAGAAGCTCAGCCTGTAA